CCCGGCCATTTCAGAGGAGAGCGTCACGCAGGCCGCCAAGGACTTGGCAAAAATCCTTCACAGCCTGGGGTACAGGCTCTTGCCTCCGGAGTAGTTGTCTGGATAATGCAACCCTTCACCACGAAGGAAGGCACTCATGACAACGGCCGTCGAAGGCGGACACATCACAAGCCTGGATGAGTCCAATAAAGTCATCCGCGAGATCGTCGAGGCGAGAAACGTCGCTCGCTCGCCTAAGCAAGAGACCCACGGCTACGACTCCGAGACGCTGCGGGCGGCGAAGCGACACATGGACTCGCTCGCGGAGTTCCAGGCCAAAAACCCAAAAGACATCGTCGGCGCCTCGAAGTTGCCGCTGCACCTTTGGCCGACGACGGCCTCGGCCGTGGGCTGCATCGCTCTGCTCAACGGCGCCTTGAAGTACGGACGCAGCAACTGGCGGGAGGTCGGCGTTCGAGCATCCATCTACGTCGACGCCTGCCAGCGACACCTTGCCGCGTGGTTCGAGGGCGAGTCTTGCGACGAGGAAGGAGTGCCACACCTGGGCGCGGCCCTCGCCTGCCTCGCGATCCTGGTCGACTGCGAGGCGGCCGGCAAACTCGACGACGACCGGCAGTACCCGGGCGGACACCGCGAACTGGTGAGCAGGCTCACGCCGCTCGTCGATCGGCTGCACGAGCAGCACGCGGACAAGTCTCCGAAGCACTACACCATCGGAGACGCGACATGACTGCCATCTACCTCGCCGGCCCGATGACCGGGCTCCCGGCCTTCAACTTCCCGGCCTTCGATCGTGCCGCCGAGTTGCTCGAAGCCCAGGGCTATACGGTCTTCAACCCGGCACAGATGGATCGCGACCTGGGCTTCGATCCGTCGTCGACCCAAGTGTCCGAATCGTTCCTCCGGGACGCACTCAAGCGAGACCTCGCGGCGATCTGCGACGCCGATGCCATCGCGATGCTGCCGGGGTGGGAGAGGTCAGGCGGCGCCCGAATCGAGTGGATGCTGGCGGCCCACCTGGGGCTCGAAATTATCTACCTGTCCGAGTGGATTGCGAATGACTCTGACCAGGAGGTGGCCCCCGACGATGCGGCAGCGTACCATGCCTCGATAGAGGGAGGGCGGCCCTATGTGGACTGACATCGAGACACTTCCGGAAGTCGGCGTCGACGTTCTGGTCTTCGCCCCCGAGTTGGGGGTCGTTGCCATCGCATCCCTTGAGCGAGACGGCGGCGGCCCGTACTGGGAGAGCGACTGCGATGCACTGGCTCTGTCGCCAGCGTCGTCGGTGAGCCACTGGATGCCGCTGCCCGAGCCTCCCGCTAGTCGATAGACGGCAGGACGTCACAAGGCTTCGGGCCAGTGTCGATGTAGCGAGGGTCGAGGTACGCCTTGGTGATCCTGGGCGAACTGTGATCGAGCAGGGCCGTGGGGTCTCCGCCTCGTGCGCAGTAGTGAGTGGCGGCACTGCGGCGAAGTTGATGGAACTTGCATCGACTGCCGCCGCCGAGCCCCGCCTTGTCGAGCAACTTGCCGAAGCGATTCCACAGATAGAGGCGAGTCTTGGGCCACTCGAACAGGTGCGGGCCGTTCCTGGACTTCGCCATCGCGTCGAACAGGTCACAGGCGTTGTCGGTGAACGTGTAGAGCCGATCTCGCTTGCCACCCTTCCGGTATTCAGCACGGACAAGAATGCGAGGCCGCTGGTAGTCCTCTTTCTTCACGGCGAGGATCGCGCCGATTCGCTCGGCGGACTGCCAAAGCGTCAAAATTAATGCCGGCCAAAAAACGTGAGCCTGGACGTCGCCGATCTTGCCTTTCGCGACTGCCGCCACGGCGAGCAGCCGCCGCAACTCGTCGATGCTCCAGGCCTGCGGGACACGGATAGGCAACGGCGCCTGCGGGACGCACGGCCGATCGGCAACGACGCGGCGGTCGGCGGCGCATCGCCAGAGCGAGCAGAGTTGATTGCGTTCTTTCTCGCTCGTGTACGGCGAGCGAGTGCTGGCTCGATGTTCCAGGTATCGAGAGACTTCGAGGTCGTTCAGGTCGTCGACTGTCGGCTCGCGGCCAAGGAAGTTTGCAAACTGCTTGATCGTGTTGCCGTAGAGCCTGACGGTGTTGCTGCTCCGGCCTCGAAGCCGCAGCGGACGGTAGACGTTCGCGAAAAACTCAGTAAGCGTAGCGGCCACGGCGCATTCCTCCATCTATCCCAAAGACGCGGGGGGCCGCGCACGGGGGAGTATGCGAATCCGTTCGAGGGATTCCCACTCGTCATGAGAGGGGGTTGAGTCAAAAAAGTCGCCGCAGGAATTACGGCTGCGACGATTGCGACAGTTCTCGCAGTTGTGCGGCGAGAGCCTCGGCGGCCTCGACGGCCCGCCAGTGTTTCTCGCGGTCACACTTCGCAACAAAGTCGTCGATGGCTTCTTGGAGAACATAAAGTTGGTCGATGTGATCGATCGTGACGATCATGTTGCCTCCTCCGTGCGTGATGGACACAGCAGTCAGGGAATCCATTGCTGCTCGCCTGAACTGTAGTCCCCGCCACTCTACTTTTCAAGGCCCCGGGAAACCGGGGCCTTGATTTGACCCCGAAGTCTGGAGATGATCACCCCCTAGCAGAGGAGGAACTGCCATGAAGAGACCGATTTCGGTGCAAGAGGCGGCCACGATCCTGGGCATCTCCAGGGTGGCCGTCATGAAACGGATCGTGCGGGGGACGCTCCTGGCCCTCCCACTGTCCAGCAAGGGGCTGATGGTCTGCCACGAGTCCGTCGCCGGAGAGCCGCACTCACCGGCGGAGTTTGAGCGGCTATGCAAGAAGTACATCTCCGTCCCCGAGGCCTGCGAGATCGTCTGCGTCACCGACGGCATGGTGATTCGGATGCTCGCCGACGGGCGGCTCAAGGGGTTTCGCCTCAACGACAACGCCTGGGCGGTCGAGGAGCGGTCGGCCAAGGAGAACATCCGCGAGTACATGCGGACAGGCTCACAGGGCGGACGACCGCGAGACCTGGGCAAGTCGCACAGGCCGAAGAAAAAGCCGAGCCGAAAAACTGCTTGACCGCTTTTGTCGTGTCCGTACATTGTGCGGTCATGTCGAACGTCGATCACCCGCAGCACTACAACGCCCATCCGAAGGGCATCGAGTGCATCGATGTGATCGAGGACTGGCCCTGCTTCAACGTCGCGACGGCCGCGAAGTATTTGTGGCGATGCGACCACAAGGGGGCCGACGTCGAAGACCTCCAGAAGGCGGTCTGGTACATCGAGAGAGAAATCCGCAGGAGGCAGCAGTTGTATGGACACGACAAGCAGCACGGCGACTGACTGGCCGGAGACGATCGGCCGCTTCATTGGCATCTGCATGGTCACGGTCACAGTCGGGATGATCTCATCGCTCATCCTGTCAGTCGCTTGGAACGCTGGCCCGGCAAAACTCCTGGGTCAGCCCAATCTGACCTGGGCCGACTCGCTCGCCTGCCTCGTGTCGATCTGGATTCTCTCGGCCCCACTACGGGGCATTCGCGTCAAAATGGTGGACTGACCGTGGACGCCGTCTTCGTCATCGCGTTTGTCGCTGCCGGATGCCCGCCGTGCGACTCCTTTAAGGACGATCTTCGCAGCGGCCGCATCGAGTCCGACGTTCGGATCGTGGTTGTGGACGTCAAAGAGAAGCCCGGCCTCGCCCAGAAGTGCGGCGTCACGGTCACGCCGACGTTCGTGGCGATCCAAGACGAGCGGCAAGTCTTCCGCAAGTCTGGCTACACCTCGCCCGACTCGCTCAACGACTGGCTGGGGGGAGTAAAACCAGTTGCGTTGAGATAGCGTGTCCGTACAATGACGACCTGAGCCGCGTAGCGAAGGCTCCAGATACTTCGCTGAAAAGAAAACGCTGGAGCCGCTTGTTCTCGCGACTCACTGAGCCCCGCCGTAGCGAAGAGTTCGGCTACTTCTATTTGGCAGAGTGAACGCCGCACTCGCTTGATCTCGGCAGGGCTTTTCTTTTTTCGCCGCCAGGGAGACCTCGAACGTGAAGACGAACGTCAAGCCTGCCCCTCGCGTCGAGTCTCCGCTGAGTCGGCTACGGCGCAGCGTCCTCTCCTGCCTCTTGTGGGAGGGCGAGTTCTACGAAAACGGCGACTCGATCGCCGCTCGCATCGTCGAACTCTGCCGCGAAGTGCCGCCGCACGAGATCGCCTCACTGGCGATCGAAGCCAGGACGCAGTTTCACCTTCGCCATGTCTCGCTGCTCCTCGCTCGCGAGGTCGTGCGGCACGGCCAAGGCCCGATGGTGGCCGACACGATCGAGGCCGTGATCCAGCGAGCCGACGAACTGGCCGAACTCCTGTCGCTCTACTGGATGAGCGAG